ACAAAAGCGGCAGAAGATTATGCCAGAAGAATTAACCTCAAAGAAAACACTATGAAAAAATCAGAACTAAAAGAACTACTAAAAGTAATCGCAGAAGAAGTGATTGCTGTTAAAAAGTCAAAACTAGATGAAACAAAAGGATTATCTGGTTTCAAGAAAGCAAAGGAGTCAACAGAGCATACCGAAAACGTAGCCGACTCAAAGTCGTTGACCACGACAGCAGAACCAAAAGAAAAGAAAGAAGGCAAAAAACTTCCTGTCGTTAAAAAGCCAGCTAACCCACAAAAAGTTGGTAGTCTAAAGGAAGAAATTCTTAAAATGATACGCGAAGAGATCGATGAAATGGCTCGTGTAAAAGGCGCGGTTGGTAGTAAATTCAAGGTAGAAGATCCAAATTCTCCAACAGGTTGGGTTGTTAAAGGACACAAGACAATACCAGATGGTACACCAACAGAGGCTCCAAAAGGACCATATCAGCCAAAAGGCATGACTGGAATGGGAAGACCAAAAGCATCCGCAGGAGACGAAGGAGGTGAAGAAGGCGAAGATATTTCTTCAGTATCATCGTCCGTTCCATCAAAAATTTCCGTTACATTCGACGGCGATGATGTGGGAGAAATTGATATGAACAAAATAAAAGGACCACTTATGGCACACCTGAAAACTTTGTTGGGCGGAGAATTGTCTCTGTATAAAATAGATCCATCTCTACAAGCAAAGCTGGATGCATATAGCGATATGTATGTTGATGATAAGCTACCAGCAGGCGCAAAACTAACCCTGCAAGTAGTAGGAGACACCGTAAAAGCAGTATAATAAATAAAAAATATAAATAACCTCAATGTTCTGCCGCTTTTTAGCGGCAGAAACTTTTTATATATACAAAAACTAATTTTAGTTCATATATATGAATAAACAAACGTTATACTACATATGGATAATAATACAATACCTGTTACAAAGCAAAATACACAACCAGCAGCACCACAAGTAGCTCCACCTGTACAAGCAGAACAGAAGCTCGATTTTCCAACGGAATATATTGATTTGCCATCGGAGGGTTATTTTTATCCGCTTTCTTCTCCACTTAGTTCTGGTCGTATACAATTGAAGTATATGACTGCTCGTGAAGAAGATATTCTTACCAATCAAAATCTTATTAAGAAGGGTGTAGTATTGGATGAATTGTTAAAGGCATTGATTGTAACGCCAAACGTAAAACTGGATGATATTTTTGTAGGAGACAAAAATGCAATATTTATAGCTGCCCGAAGACTTGCATATGGTGATGAATATCCTGCAAAAATTACATGCCCAAAATGCGGCGAAGAAAATGAAGTAAAAATAAACTTGGGAGAACTAAAATCCAAGGAATTTGATTTTAGTAAATATACCAAAGGAGAAAATGCGTTTTCTTTTGAGCTACCCGTATCAAAAAAGACTGTAGTTTATAGACTACTAACGCATAAAGACGAAGGGGATATTGATGCAGAGCTAAAGGGTCTTGCAAAAATATCCAAAGCAAATACGCCAGAAATGACCACAAGATTAAAGTATAGCATTGTATCCGTTGACGGAAATAGTGACAGAGGAGTGGTCAAAAAATTTGTGGATAATATGTTAGCTAAGGATAGTATGGCACTAAGAAGATATATTCGTGAAAACACACCGGATATGGATATGACGTTTGACTTTACTTGCAGTGCCTGTGGGCATAATGAAAGGATGGCAATGCCACTGGGTGTTGACTTCTTTTGGCCTACCACCTGAGTATAAGATAAGTTTACACGAAGAGATATTTACGCTGTGCTATTACAGCAATGGGGCATTTAGTCACACAGAGGCATATGCAATGCCTATACATTTACGTAGATTTTATATAAGAAAGCTCGTAGATACAAAGAAGCAAGAGGCGGACCAGCACGAAAATGCCGCCAAAGGTCCAAAATCGAGTGGTCCAAAAGTCGATAGACCCGGAATACGTAGGTAAAAATGGTGGTTATTATATATTTATATAAGATAACCTATCATATAAATGGCCGATAATAAGAACGTATCAATGACACAGGAAGAATATGATCGCGCAAAAGCGGCATTGGATGTATATGAAAAAATATCAGAGGTTGTAGATAAAACTCGCGGTGTTTCAAAAAAAAGAGCAGAAGATTTGCAGAAAGAAATACAAGGTAACGAAACAGTATTAGATTTAACTAAAAAAATTGAAGAAAAAAAGCAAAAAATTACAAAGCTAGAAACTACGTATAGTGCTATACAAAAAAATGAATATCAGTTGCAAGCATCCAATGAAAGATCTGGTATAATCAAGGATCAAGTCAAACTTCAACAAGAGCTACTTACCTGGAAAGAAAGACAATTTCAGCAAGAAATAGCTTCCGGAAAAATTACAGAAAGAACAGCAGCGGCCAGAAGACGAGAAATACAAACAATTAAAGATACACTCGTCGCAAAGCAGCGAGAAGAAAAAATAGAAGATTATATACAATCTATACTAACGAAGAAAATTGCAGGCGGAAAGGCTGTGGCTGAAGATATAGCTCGCCGTCTAAAAACCGAAAAAGATGAACTTAAAACTTTAGAAGATCAACTAAAAATAACAAAAAACTTAATTAGAACGACTCAAGAAATTGAGCAGTTTGTCAGCGCGAACGCAGAAGAATATGGCAAAGTAAAAAAATTTTTATCGGATATTTCTAAAGGCGGAATGGCCGCTTGGTTGGCAATGTTAAACGCATCGTTGGCGAGATGGAAAGAACTTGATGTAGCTGCGTTTAATTTTAGACAAACTACTGGATTTTTGGTCAGTCAAACTAAAAATTTAGACAATGCAGTTAGACGAGTAAATGTGCAGATGGCAAATTTGGGCGTGGGATTGAAAGAATTGTATGAAATTGGACAGGCACTTACTGAAGAATTTCAAGTCATAGGACTTGTAACAGAAGAAGTAATTGCAAATACTGCAAAGGTCGCGGCGAATCTTGGACTTAATGTAAAAGATGCTGCAAAATTCAAGGGGTTGTTTGAATCTATTTCTCAATCTGTAGGAAGTTCTGGAGACTCGATGATAAAATCTGCTGTGGCTTTGGCTGAAATGGGCGGAGTAGCACCAAGAGCAGTATTGAATGATATGGCAAACGCATCAGAAGATACTCTTGCATTTCTTGCCAAGAGTCCTATGGCTCTTATACGTGCTACCGTAGAAGCAAGAAGATTGGGAACTACGGTAAATTCGTTATCAAAATCTGCGAGAGGGTTTCTTAATTATCAAGATTCTATTACGAGCGAGCTTGAAGCTTCTGCATTAATTGGAAAATCGTTAAATTTCCAAGAAGCCAGAGCAGCCGCATATGCCAGAGATGTAGTAAAGTCCAGAGAGCTTGCACTTAAGCAGATTGAAAAGGCAGGAGACTTTACAGGATTAAATGTATATCAACAAGAAGCACTTGCTAAAGCGGCAGGAATGACAACTGCCGAAATAATTAAGCAGCAAAATCAACAAAAACTTCTCGCGAAATTAGAACAGACAAAACCAGAATTGTATAAAAAGTACATGGAAATGCAGCAAAAAATAAAGGAAAATGAAAAAGCTGCGGCGGCGGATCTGGAAAAACAAGCAGAAGAAATGGCAAAACAACAATTAATGCAAGGAGAGATTAATAAACTTACCAACGCATTTTCTGGAATTTGGACAGACATATCAGATTCTCTTCTTGCCATAGCAAATACAATAATGCCACCAATAATAATTGCTGCAAGATTACTCGGAGCAACGTTTAAAATTATTACGGCAATAATTCGTGGATTTTTATCTCCGTTTGATAAATTTGTAAGTAAATTAAGATCTGGAGAAGAAGGCGGACTGACGTTGGAAAAAATAATGACAAAGATAGGAGAAGGGGTGGAAAAAATTATTCCTTATGCGGAAAAACTTGGAGAATTGGTTAGCTTGGTAGTAAGAGGATTTATGTTCTTGGGCATAATCTCTGGAAAATTATTCACGGAATTAAAAGTATTTAAAGATATAGTTGGATATTTTTCTAATTTTGGTAGATCGGTACTCATGAATATTGGTTATATAAAAAATTTCGTTGATTACATAAAAAATTTAGGAAGTGCAGCGTCTATAGGTTTTGCTCGGATATTAAATGGGTTTGATAATATAAAAAGAGCAATTACATTTGTGAAATCTGGGCTTGATGTTGTACCTAAACTTTTTGGTGCAGTTGGTGGAATTGGTCAGCACCTAGGACCAGTGACAAAAGTGTTTGGAGTATTTGGAAAAATATTTGGTTCCGTAGGCAGATTTGTTGGATTATTCGCAAAAGCTATACCTGGCATAGGACAAGTTATAACTGCAATTCAAATATTGTGGGAGTTGGGAACAAGCTTGTTTAGTATATGGACCGACGATAATTTGAGTATTGGTCAAAAAATAATTGCGTCTCTTAAAGCTGTGCCGGGTGCTATATTCGACGTAATAGTTTCTCCGCTTATAGATATTGGAGCGTGGATATTAAAAATGTTTGGTGTAGATTTAACAGATGGTATGATTGATGGCTTTAAAGCAAGCGCAAAAAAAATATTTACATATCTCATGTTTCCATTTATTGGAGTTTATGAATGGATTTCGGAAAAATTTTTGGGAAATTCTCCATCGGAGATAGGACTTGGAATAGTCGATGGAATAAAATCTATAGGAGGAATGTTATTAGATGCGTTGATAGAACCATTTTCGAATGGATATAATTGGATTAAAAAGAAACTGATGGGGAAGTCCCCATCGCAAATAGGACTTGGAATAGTTGACGGTATAAAATCGGTCGGACGTATGGTGTTGGATGCACTTACTTCGCCATTTAAAGCTGTAGTAAATTTTATATCTAGGATATTTGGAGGAGACGGTTCTCTTGGCGATTCTATCATAAATGGTATAAAGAATATTATGGGCGGAGTATTTGACTTGTTAATCTCACCGTTTAAAAAAGCATCAGAATTTATTACAAATATTCCCGTTATTGGTAAATTGTTTGGCGGAGGAGATGCCACGGCAGCAGTAAATACTGAAGCAACGGTTAATGTTGAAAAGCAAGTTGCGATGGCAGTCGAAGTTAAAAACCTCGATGAGCTTAAAGAAACAATAAATAAACTTATTGAAGCAATATCAAAACTTGGAGGAACGGCGGGCGGAGCATCTCCGGTGGTTAATGTAAACAATAATCAAAACGCGATGATCGAAAAATTAGATGAACTTATTGGTCTACTAAAAGATGGCGCAATCGCGGTTAATATGGACGGAGCGTTAGTTTCTAGAACATTGGCCAAGACATCTTAATATTTATAACTTATGGCAGACAATACATTTTTAGCTCCACTATCACCTATACAGCGAAGTACACCTGCGCAAAATCTGATAGCATTCCAAAAGAATGAATATAATTTATATAATAAGTTTAGTCCATATTATCAAGCTGGTGGGGATATTGGATCTAACCAGCCTTATATATACACGAAGCTTACTGACTCAAACTTTCAAAAGAATTTAACTAGATACGACACGACAGCATTTCCCGTAGGTTCTACCGCAAGAGATGTCATAAGAATGACAAAGTTTTCAACAAGCGGTATTGGTTTATTATACACGGGGAAACAATTATTACTTCAGCAGCAAAACGCATTCAACGAAACAAGAATCTATAATCCATTAAGTTTATTGAAAGCAACGGCAAGACCCGGTTCGCTTGGGTTAATAGGATATCCACAAAGACATTTGGAAACAAGCGGAGGGTTGCTAAACTTCTTCAAAGATTCTCTATTAAGTACGTTTGGGTTTTCTACCAAAGACTCGGAAAAACCGAGACTGGATGGTACTGCTACTGGAGAAAATGGAGTTCCATATTCTGAATATGCAAGTAAAAGAGGTGGAGCAAAATATGGGTTGCTAAGATACCCCACTGCGTCAAAAGCTGTTTCAAATTTTAATGAAATTTGGGCATCAAATGCTGGTCAAAATGATAATGGAGGAGGATTTTTACAAAAGTTGGCAAGCGGACTGGTGGATAAACTTCGCAAACTTATACCAAGTACGAATCCACTTGGGGCATTTGGAGGAAGTGTCGGAGAAACATGGAAATATAGACCAGAGTATGAAACCGGAAAAGAAGGTATTTATTATTCATTTTTAAACGATAGATCGGGGCTATTAAAAACCACAGCATATAATCAACCGCAGACCTTTTATAATGATAGATATGCAACAACGGGTACACAAACTGGAGGTACATCTCCTATAGGAAATTTAGGTGCATCCGATTATCACAAATACTATCCAGCAAAACAAGATCCTAGAGATACTTCCACACAATATGCACCTAGTGTAAAGATACAAATGGATTCCGTCGGAATAACCGATTTTGAAATTGACCGCGCAATCGGGAGACCGGCATATAATAATTTAAAAGATTTGTATTCAAAAATGGTGGTCGCAATGCTACCATACAATCAAACTACGGGAGGCGGTCAATTTAGATCTTCTGCGGAAAGATACACAGAAAATCCGATAATAGGAGTCAACAGTAACAATAATTATGAGTCTATTCCAAATGGAACAGGTGCACAACCTACCGTAGTTGATAAATCATCTGTAGCAGAAGGTCCGTATTTAAAATATTTGAGAGAACAAGGTGGAATAGTAAATGAAATAAGAATAGACAACAGAGGGTTTGCAAAAGCGTCAAAAAAACTTAATGAAACAGGAACGCCGGACGATTACAACTTATTGACTCCAACTGGAGACATAGATGAGTTATTTTTGGCCCAAGGATCGAATCAGTCAAGAGACCTTATTTTCTTTTACTTTTACGACTTGATTAATCAAATTTATATTCCATTTAGAGCCACTCTCGGAAGCATACAAGATAACAATACTGCTGATTGGGATGACATTAAATACATGGGTCGTGCAGACAAGCTTTTTGTATATAAAGGGTTTAGCAGAGACTTAAGTTTTAATTTTAGAGTATACGCAAATAGTATATACGAGTTGGTCCCTAACTGGGAAAGAGTTAATTATTTAGTAGGATTAACTAGACCAAGTAAATACACAGACAGAGCAATAGTTACTAATGAAGAAATCTTACTATCAGAAGATCCAGACACTGCAACCACGGGGAGAGAAAGTGGATTTATATATCCGCCTATGATTGAATTCAGAATAGGAGACTTATACGTAGACCAGCCAGCTATATTAAGAAGCGTAGGCGTAACCGTTCCAGACGACGCGCACTGGGAAACACTAAGAGATAACAAATATACGTATGTATACGGAAAAGAAAAAACCATAACGCAAGATAATGTATATTCTCGACAGCTTCCAACCATGATAGATGTATCGGTACAACTAAGTGTCATTGAAAGAGAACAATCACAGACAAAAAATTATCACTTTGGTCCTCAAGTAGGATGGAGTACATTGTAATATGAATAGATATATTGAAAATGAAACTAATGTTTTTAAACGCTATGATGGTAAGCGCGTATTTAAAACAACTAGATATCCAAAAATACCTGTTGCTGCGAACGACATATATATTGTAGCAAATGAAACAGATTATCTTGACAACCTTGCACACAGGTTTTATAATGATAGTACTTTGTGGTGGGTACTTGCTCAAGCAAATGGCGTAAAAGCAACACTCAAGGCACCCACAGGACAACAAATAAGAATACCACAAAACATAGATAATATTATTCTAAAATTTAGAAGAGAAAACAACACATAATTGTTATGAGCAACGTAACTGTAGTACCGTGGGGATTGCATCCACTATCACCGTGGGTAGTAGATGAGCTTAAACGAAGGGCACGAGAATATGGGCAAAACCCTACCCCGACAGAAGCTAAACCATATAGTGGACCGAGAACTGCATGGGCGAGATTTTTTTCAAATGGGATATCTTCGCTACCAGATGCTAAAGGTAAAGACGGTTTTGTTTTGGGAGGAACATACGGGTTTAATGAAAGTTATGGATTTAACGCAGATGGAAAAATTACTATAGGAGTAGACGCAAGGGGAAATCCACATCAAATACCGTTTGATAAATCTTCTGCTCTTGGACCAAACCAACAATTAAAACAGAGAACGGATTTTCCACACCGTCCACCACCTAGCTTAGAGTCGGTGTCTTGTGAATTCAGCGGAACAAATTCTAGTTTCCCCAGCTTATGTAGAAAAATAACCATAAATTGGAAATGTTATTCTCTCGCGCAATTGAATTATCTTATTCCATATTTTTTAACTCCGAGAATAACTTGTTTAATTGAATGGGGATGGAACAATTATGATACAGTATCATTAGTAGATTTGACCGACCTAGACTGGATAAATCAAATGTTTGTTGACCCAAGTTATACGCTCGAATATATAAAAAAATCCAACGGAAATTATGACGCTGGGCTGGGGTTTATCGTAGATTACGGGTTTAAGATGAATGATAATGGTGGATATGACTGTCATACTACATTAATTAATGCAAATAAACTTATAGAAGGCGAACAAATCGCAAACAAAGATGTTACCATAAAACAGCAACAGGACTATCTTTCGGTAAAAAGTTTTCATTCTTTTGCAAACGATAACATGAAAAACATAGATTCTAAGGAAGATAAGTATAAACAACTAAGAAAAGAATTGAGGATCGGTGACAAGACCTTTGAAGAAGAAAAAAGAGTATTTAGAATACAAGATACTCCGATATCAAAGAATACTCCAAATTTTTGGTTGAGGATGGATTTAGTACAGGACATAATTAATGCATTTTTTAAAATTGAAATGCGTGGAACGCAAAATGCAATTATACGTGAACTTGATATATTGGAAACGAGAGTTTGCGCAAATCCGTTATTGAAATCGGCCAACACGAATGTATTGGTACCAAATAGGTATGCTCCTAGGTTTGTATTTGAAGAAAATAAAGGTGAAGGCACAGCCAATAATTATAAACCAGAAGATGAAAAATATAACCTTCTGTTTAAAGATAAAGTAGAAGATATCTTAAAAGAATATTATTTAGACACAACAAAATTTGACAATTTGCAAGAAATAATAAATCCAAATGGAGAATCATTTCCGGTGTATCGAGACGAGCAAGTTCTTGATTCTGACGGCAAGGTTGCGCAAAATCTAAAAGCGGGATATTGGGGACTTCTAAAAGATTTATTTATAAATGAAGAATATTTTAGAGCGCTGGTTAAAAAAAATGATTCCGTATTAAAACTAATAGAAGAACTGTTGCAAGGAATAAACCAGTCATTATGCCAGATATGTCAACTTAAACTAATACCCGCCGAATATGGAAACAGAAAATATTCCGTTTATGACGAAAATTTGCCAGGTATAGCCGTAAAAAATGATGCAAAAAATTTGCCAATAATAACTCTTGGTGCGATAGATTCTGCATTTTTGCGAGCCGCGTCGTTTGATGTAAAGCTTAGTTCGGAAATGATGAATCAGTTGGTAATGCAAAGTGCAAACCCGGAACAAGATCCAGATGGATCCACGCAGACAAAAAATGTCGCTGCTACACCTATAGTAAGCAGGTATTCCGCAGGAGACAGATTATATAGAAAAGGAGAACTACCAACGGTGGTTGTATCGGGAAATACTCCATCTGAAAGTGCCGTTGATGCTCATATCAAAAAACAGGACGAACTTGTAAAGAAACGTCAAACTCGCAGCAATAAAAACAAAAATGCTTTTTATGTATATTATGCACAAGATAAAAATAACCCAAAGAAAGATCTAGAATATTTTATATGTGAAAAAAATTCTACATTTTTGAATTATATCTTGAAACTGCCAAATAAAAAATCTCCATACTTGAATAATGCAATAATGCCAGGAACCACACTGACGTTGGAACTATTGGGAATATCGGGTGTAAACTATCTTTCTCAATTTTTGATAGACCATGCACCAGAAGCATATAATTTTGAAAATGCGGTATGGCAAATATCAGATGTCAAGCAAAATATTGAAGATAAAATGTGGATTACTACACTAGTTGCACAGGTAAGACCACTCACAGTATTATGATATACAATCAAACATTACCTAGTCAGTACGGCACGTTTCCAGAGATTGGTGAAATAACAAATATTTTAATCACCAAACCAAAACCATCCCCCGAAGATTATAACAAGGGATATATTACTCGCGTATTTGTAAAAAAGATAAATGAAAACGTGATTAATGAAATATCTTATGTGGATAAATCTTCTATTAATTTAAATTTGTATAAAACAGTCCAAGTAAAGTGGAAAATTACTGGACCAAAGAATAACATATATAAAGGCAACATTCTTGACAAAGCTGGCGTAACTGAGCAAAATAGGTTTGAGATAGATAGAATAAAAAAAGAAGAAGGTATAGATCTTTCTGGAGTATTGAACAACCCGCTTGAGTATTGGAGAGGTAACTAAAATAAGTTGACATTGTTCGCAGATATGCCATATTGCTCATGTGCATATTGTAGAAACAACCGAAGACTATAACAATCTGTGTTCAATCATAAACTCTGAACACGTTTATATCAGTGCTGTTTGTTTGGATAATCAAAAGCATGTGTCCAACAACAACATATCACTATTATTCTTCTACTTTTATGTCAGCGACGACTATTGGTGTTTGCCCATAGATCATAACGAGTGCATCTGCTTGGATAATATTCTTGAGAGCGTCAAGGTTGTATTGCGTAATGCCAAGTTTCATAACAAGATAGTTTCGGACAAGAAGAATATTGTTCAGTTGTTTGGCGAGGATTATAACTTCATAGACATAGATGTGTTTAGATTTCTTGAGAATGGCCAACTGCCGTCTGAAATTGAGACGACCAACTCGCACAGTTTCATTGATTTTCATTTCAAGAATATGTTTGATCTGAACAAGTGTGTGCCGGTATATAAGCACGCCAAAGTATTCACCAATAATGTTCAGAAGATAAAGAACATATACTTGTCTAATATTCGCGAGAAGGGATTTGTATTCACCAACAATGTTATGACTGACTTGTTTGCCAAGTTAGAGTCAAATGGATTGTGCGTGAATGAAGATTTTACTGATATTTTCGGCGAGGAACAAAATCGCCATATCAAAAACAATTTTGTATTTTCGCAATACAACCTGCTTACATCAACTGGCAGACCCTCTAATAGATTTGGCGGCGTCAATTATGCGGCGTTGAATAAGAATGATGGTAGCAGAAACTGCTTTGTAAGCAGATATGGCGACGATGGTATGCTTGTGATGATGGACTATAATGCGTTTCATCCGCGTCTTATTGCTCACTTATCCAACTTCCAAATGGACGCCGCTGAAAATCCATACGCATATCTATCCAAGTATTATTTCAACAAGTCCAATATAACCGACGAAGATATTGCTGTCGCTAAAGGATTTACATTTACACAGATATATGGCGGCATTGATAAGAAATGGATACATATTCCATATCTAAAGAAGGTGCAGGAATATATTGACCATCGCTGGAAGTTCTTTGAGGAAAATGGATATATAGAAACGCCAAAGTATGGCAGAAAAATCAAACATTGTCATATTCAAGATCCTACTCCCAATAAACTATTCAACTATATACTACAGGCGTTTGAGACAGAAATGGCAGTAGATGTGCTTGGCGAACTAATGAATTATCTAAATGATAAACAAACCAAGCCGGTGCTATATACATACGATAGCATATTGTTTGATGCTCATAAAAGCGATAAGATGCCTGTTATAAAAAGAATAAAGAGCATAATGGAACGCGACAAGTTTCCGGTAAAAGTATATGCAGGCAAGAATTATGGTGATATGAAACAGATCTCTATATAATATTTATAATAAGCGTATATCTCATATATACGAATATTTATATATCATGGAAAAAAGTAAGATTATAGAGTATGTTCTCAATGAATGGGCGATGCGTTCGCCAGATGGTTTGGCGAGTGGACATGACACCCCAGAAAATATTTCTATATTAAATGAAATACTGGCAGAACGAGATGAGATCAATCCACTTGCTTCTAAATATTTTGTAAATAAAGGAGGATCGTTAATCGCAAAAAATCATCCGATGTATCAAGACGGAACGAGCATAGAAATGATAAAGTCGGGGCAAGCGGCTAAAAAATGGCATAAAACTTTTGGCGCAAAGGCAAAATGGGATGTAAATTTTCTCACGCAAGAAAAAGGTTTTAATCAAAACTCCGCAGAAAAAATTATTGATGCATTGGATGAGCTTTCTGCACAGAATAAAATGGATTTTCTTGAACACTTGGATAATGAAACGCCGGAAAGTGCAGTAAGTTATATAAACGAGAAAATAAAACAATCGGACTTCTTGAACTTTATGAAAGCATTGGACGGTGCAAGATCGTCGGCGAAAAAAGTAGATTCTACTGGTTCTGCGGGTCGTGGAGAATATATAATTGTATTGTTGATCAAAGACGCGAAAAGTGCAGGAACGAAGTCTGGGGATATTTTGCTGGCCGATGGTAGAAAAATAGATGTAAAAGAAGGTTCTGACATTTTTAGAATAACCGTTGCGGCATTCGGTAGAGGAGGATTTGATAAAGTTCCCTACATACGAGCACTCACAGAACTCATGGAATATTGTAGAAAAGATGAATATAAGGAAGCATTGATTGATCTTTTAAAAGAATCCGGTGCAGAAGACGGTTTAGGCTCGCTAGGAAAGAAAAGAAGCGATTATACTGCAACCGAAGATTTTATAAAAAATCCTTCATTATTTAGTTTGGGAGTTTCTGTAATATATGGTTTAGAAACTTTGCGATTATATGTAAGAGGACTTTCAGAAAAAGAATATGGAACGGTTACTGGTACCGAGAAGGTAGAATTTGATTTAGACGATAGCACAAAAGTTCTTAAATTGAAAGACCTTGATGCAGAGAATGAAAAAAAGATAAAAGAACCAGCACCAGAAGGATCAACTGTTCAAATAAAAGTATCTCCAATTGAAAAACAAGCAAGAAAAATGGAAATAATAATTCCACAAATAAAAAGACTTGAGTTTTTCAAATATCATCCCCAAGTTGATAAAGACATTTACGACCCAGTTAAAGTTGCAAGTGAAATGCTCAAGGCTGTATCCTCATCGGGGGGAAGTTATACTGGCGGAATTATTTTATTCAAAGAAAATGGCACATTTGAATATGAATCAAATCTAGAAAACTGGTTTGGAGACTGGATGTTTTATGGTTATGCGCAGAGTGGACCAGTTCTTATCAAACGAAAAAGTAGCGGAGATGTACAATGAAAAATGAAATTGAAAAATTAATAGAAAACGTAATACTTGACTGCGAATCTGACGATAGAATATCGTCCGGAGTATTTGATATACACAACGCCGATCACTTGGCTGTTTTTGTAGAACGCTCTGTGCGATTTGGGTTGACCGAGGAAATAGCAGAAAATCTACTCGACACGGCAATGTTTGCAGAAGGAAAATATCCAGACCGCCAAGCTTATAACAAGGAAGGATGGTTGGTTACATTTCCATCTAAAGAATATCGTGACGCTGCAATAAAAAAAGGAACACACGCTGTATCGGACCCAACCCACGGTAAGGGTGGTATGAATCTTTACTATAAACGCAAGGGAAAACAAAGACGACAGACGGCACAGGCAACAACCTCTGTAGATCAACAAGTTAATACCGGTCAGACAGCAAAACAATCCGCGCCAGTTGCGCAACCAACAAATAAAAAAACTGTACAAACAGGAACTCCCTCGGATGCTCCAAAAGATTCTAAGCCAAAGTCGCAAGCTCCCGAAGAAGATTTGGATGTAGATTCAAGAAGTGACGCGCTATTGAAATATGCCGCAAAAAAACTTGGACCTACTTATAAAGGAAAGTATTCACAAGAACCAAGTTCGGAAGCACCAGCCGCACCAGCCTCAGCCGCCGCTCCCGCTATAGACGTTCCTGTGGTAACAACTCCTCCCGAACAATATTCTTCTGTATCAAAGAAATTTGCCGCTAAAAAAGGTTGGAGAGCGGAACCATATGGTGAATATAGAGATGTTGAAGGAAATACTGTAGCCGTTGTTGGATTGAGCGGTGAAGTTGTGCCGGTTAAGAGTGTTGACAGAGATGAATACAAAATCTTTGCAGAAAAGAACATGACGTAATATGGCAGGCAGCAACGCACAACTTCTTTGCACTTTCGCAAAGTATAATACATATCAAAACGAAATAGATGCGTTGTCTGAGTATTACAACATACTTGAAAAGAAAGTGTATGTATTACAAAACGTCGCCAATAAGGACGAAATATTTCTGACATATAATGCTGAAAAGAACGGTAGTCAGTTTTATACCAACACCATTTCTGTTCATCGTAAAAAAGAACATAATATTATATACAGCATCAATGCTCTGAATGAACTTATCAAAGAGCAGAATAACGGCATAGTATCAAATACATTTCAGATAAACTGGGAACAATATAAGAACTCATTCATTACTGCCAGAGAAGGCAAAATAAAAGTCACGCCAACACGGTTGATGAAAATTTATCAGATAAGTTAAGCATAAACTTTCTTTAGTTTATAGTTATAGATACTTAACGAATGACTGATTAACGATTGAAAAAATAGCCAACGGCTTCTTATAGATTGACGATTATCATTTATTGAGTCATAGTATTCAACATTGACCGAGTTGAGTATTTTCAAATTGGTCAAAACACATTAACAATTAACGAATAAATAATTATGTCATTAGACCTTAACAAAATTAAGTCGCGTCTTGATTCGCTCAAGAGCACACAAAACAAGACCACCGCCGTGTGGAAGCCAACACCGGGCAAGAACGTAATCCGAATCGTTCCTTATGCTCACAATCCTGAAAATCCGTTCATTGAACTGCTTTTCCACTATAATATGAACGGTAAGACATATCTGTCTCCTGCTTCATTTGGTCGCCCCGATCCTATCGTTGAGTTTGCCAACAAGCTCAAGAAGAGCGGAGACAAGGAAGAGTGGAAGACTGGTCGCTCGCTTGAGCCCAAGCTTCGTACATATGTACCTGTTCTCGTTCGTGGAGCAGAGCACGAAGGTGTGAAGTTCTGGGGTATGGGCAAGCAGGTGTATCAGGAAATCTTGAGCATTATTGCTGATGCTGACTATGGCGATATTACTGATCTGCGTGCAGGTCGTGACATTGTCGTGGAGTTCAAGACTGCCGAAGAAACTGGCAAGAGCTTCCCCGAGACCACAATTCGCGTAAAGCCAAATCAGACTCCCGCGTTTGACCCTTCTGATGCCGCCATCAAGGAGAAGGTCAAGAACCAGAAGAACGTGACAGAACTGTTTCCGGAACTGTCTTACGAAGAACTGGCCGCTGTAATGGATACTTGGTTGAACTCTTCGCAGGAAGCTGCTGAAGATGGCGAGACTGTTTCCGCCACTGCTGCTACTACTGAAGCAGAACCCGCCGATGTTCCTGCACCAAAAAGTGCTACGACCAAGGCTGCGGTCAAGGCTCCTTCCAGCACTAAGGAAATTGCTGACGAATTCAACAATTTGTTCAACTCGTAAGTTGAACATAGTAGTAGAATAAATGATGAGAAGATGGTGCGCCAGATGGAGTACTGGCGCACCATTACTCAAACATACTATCATATATGAAAAAGAAAACTATTGAACACGAGATTGAATCATCTCGCGATGAACTGGCAGAAGCATTGGCTGACTCCATCAATAAGAACAGCGACGGCAAAGTTGCTTTCTTCCTTGATGCAGAAGATGATCCTTCGCAAATTACTGACTGGGTTTCTACCGGAAATAGTCTCGTTGACTTGACTATTGCCAATCGACCAAATGGTGGATTGCCTGTAGGTAGAATTACTGAACTGACTGGTCTTGAAGCATCTGGTAAGAGCCTTATGGGCGCTCACCTGCTTGCTGAAACTCAAAAGAAGGGCGGACTGGCAGTATTCATTGATACAGAAACTTCCGTATCTACGGATTTTCTAACAGCCATTGGTGTAGACGTTCCAAAGATGCTATACATCAATGTTGATACAGTAGAAGATGTTTTTGATAAGGTTGAAGAAATCATCACTCTTGTTCGCAAGAGCAGCAAGAATCGTCTTGTGACTATTCTGGTTGACTCTGTTGCCGCTGCTTCTACCAAGAAGGAACTGGCAAGCGATCACGGTGCGGATGGTTATGCCACCGGCAAAGCCATTGCTATCAGCAAGGCGATGAGAAAGATCACAGGACTTATTGCTAAACAGCGTGTATGCTTGTGCTTTACCAATCAACTTCGTCAAAAGGTAGGATTTGTTGGACTTGGCGATCCTTGGACAACCAGTGGTGGTAAAGCCATTGCGTTCCACGCTTCGCTTCGCCTACGTCTAAAGCAGTTGAATCAAATCAAAAACGCTGATAAACAGACGGTTGGTATTCGTACCAAGTGCACTGTTGTCAAAAATCGTATGGGACCACCTATGCGAAGTGCTGAATTTGACATCTACTTTGACCGAGGCATCGACAACTTCAGCAATTGGTTGGAACATCTCATTGAATGGGATATTGTAACCAATGCCAAGAAGCCAAAGGTTGCAGGTGAAAAGAAGACAAAGAAGCAGTTGGAAGAAGAAAAAGAAGAAGATAAGAAGGCAAAGAACCTACAATTCATTATGCCTGTTGAAGGTAAAGAACCCGAGACAGTTGTATTTGAAAAGAAGGACTTGCCCAAGCTGCTCAAGGACAGACCAGAGTGCAGAGACTATCTTTATAACAAACTCGTTGAGAACTTTGTTATGAAGTATAAGGCTCCTAACTCTGAAATGGCTGATGACGTTGAATACGACGAAGCATCAGAAGGAGCAGACGACTAAAATGATCGTGTGGAGTGAAATACCTCCACACGGTTTTTATTATTACGAAAGGAAACATATGAGCGAAGATGCACACGACATAAATAATCAGATAGAAGAAACGGCTATTGAGCCAAAGAATAAATTAAAAAAGACCAAGGCAGAAAAAAAGCCTAAAGCTAAGAAGACAAAGGTTGCAAAAACCCCAAAAGTAAAATTGACCCCTTTGACTGAAATGTCCTATGAGGACTTTGAAAAGCTTCTGGCAGAAAAGGGCGAAGAGGGCGTATTTGAGATGTATGCAGACGAAATCCGAGAACACGGCGATTGGATTTGGCGTGAACAAGATCGCGGAGGACCAATGTATGAACTAGACAGTTGCATCCGAATGGCCGAACAAGAACTGTTGGATGGTCTCTGGGGTCCAAGAGAAGAAGATATATAAAAATAATCATATGGAGTGAAATACCTCCATATGGTTCACAATAATAGATTTATATGATGTTTGACAGTAATACCTAATATTTATTAATATATGAAAAATCAAACATTTATTCCGAGCGATCAATTAATTACATCATTATATGAGGAGTTCAAACGAGACGATACTATTATTAGTATGATGGCATTAAGAAAAAAAAACAATTTCGGTTCTAAGACGGGAAGAAAGGTTCAGTTGGCTATTTACAAAAAGTATGGAGAAAACAATATAAAGAAAATATGCTTGAGTAGGTGTGGAAAAAGTAGAAGAGCAAAATCTAAAGGAACCTACAAACCATCGCCAGAAACAATACAAAAAAGAGCTAAAGCAATAAAGCAATCGTATATCAATGATCCAAAACTTATAGAATTGAGAAGAAAAAACGCATACAATACGATAGTGGGAAGGAAACAGACGGACGAAGAAAAAGAAAAACGTGCCAATTTGTTGCGAGGAAAAAAAAGGAGTCAAGAAACGAAACTTCGCATGTCTTTGGCGAAAAAAGGAATTCCTCTGTCAGAAAAGCATAGAAATAGTCTAATAGGAATATCCAGAAAGAAAGTAAATAGAAGTTATCCGAGAAGCGAAGAAACAAAAAAGAAGTTATCTATCATAGCAAAACAACAATGGAAAGATGGTATTCATACACCGACATATAGGTCAAAAGGTCAAATGGAGATGGAATACATTATTAAAACGATGGGGTATAACGTCGAACCCGAATTTATAATAAATGGACGACCATACGATACTTATATACCCGCAAAAAATCTGTTGGTGGAATATAATGGAACATATTGGCACAGAGATCCTCGTTTCTACAAAATTACGGAAGAAGTAAAGTTAATACACCGGAAAGATGCCGAAAAAATAAACTTGGCAAAATCCCACGGATATGATATAGTAGTTGTTTGGCAACACGACTGGGAAAGTTGCGTGGATAAAAAACAATATCTTAAAGATATTTTAAACAAACATGGAAAACAAATATAAATCAATTTTTGATAAAATAAAAAAAGAACACAATACATCGTCGTCCTCGGGATCTAAAAAATTAAACGACGACATATTGGTGGTTGATGGGCTGAACCAGTTTATAAGAACATGGATTGCCGTACCTACGTTGAGTGCAAACGGTGACCACGTTGGCGGAGTAACTGGATTTCTTACCAGTCTTGGATATGCTATAAAACTATTACGTCCTACAAGAGTTATTGTAGTATTTGACGGTAAAGGCGGAAGCCAACGCCGCCGAGACATATATCCAGAATATAAGAACAATCGTAAAGTATCTGTTCGTGTAAATAGAGCATATGAAGAAATGAGCGATCCTAAGACAGAACAGGAAGCGATGATAAATCAAATGGTGAAACTGATTGATTTTCTTCGCAGCCTGCCTGTAAGTGTAATTTCTATTGATTATATAGAAGCAGACGACGCTATTGCTTATATTGCCACACAGATGTATTCAACATCCAAGATTACCATAATGAGTGGTGATAAGGATTTTATTCAACTTATCAACGATAGAGTATGTATCTGGAGTCCTATCAAAAAGAAGATATATGGCGTACAGGATGTAATCAATGAATATGGCGTTCATCCTACCAACTTTATTTACTATCGTATATTAGAGGGCGATAGTTCTGATAATATCGATGGCGTCAAGGGAGTTGGACTCAAAACTGCCATCAAATGCTTTCCTATGCTTACAGAAAACAAGGAAACTTCGGTTGAATCC